CACATCGCCAAAAGCACTCTGAACTAACGCCTTTACAGATGGCATATCGTTCAAAACATCTTTGCCAAGTTTAAATGCATCCGCGATAAGACCTAGAGCCGCATTTCTCTTCATCGGCGTTACCTCAGCACGTCTTGGAGTATTTATCATTGACTCCATGTTTTGCTTGATGGTTGGCTTCATTGGATTGAAATCTTCGAGCGGCGTTCCTTGCTTGTAGTTCTTGCTAAATTCTAACGCTGCATCTTTATTCTGACCAAACGGCAAGAAATTGCCACTGGTTATTGCTTTTTCCATCGCTGTATCAAAGTCATTCCTGTAATCATTCAAGTTGCCCTCGGCATCCTCTTGAATAAGCGGGAACACATACCAGTTGCCATCGCTGTCCATTTCGGCAGCCATCAAATGCGTTGATATTGTGCCGTCATCGTTCATGATGAACTTATGGTTCTGCGGATTGTATATGCGATCCAAGAACTCAGGCGGTGCGGCTCCGGCCACGCCGGCGGCTCCGGCCGCTCCAGCGCCAAATATTCCAGCAGACTTCCACCTATCTAATTGAGCCTCGTTCAATTCTCCAATACTAATATTCTTTCCAATAGCGGTAAGATCATCATTAGTTGGATTTCTTGGATCAGCAATTACTCTTTGTTTCTTACCTTTTGTGTAAGGAACAATTGGAATGTTTCCAGATTTATCTTTCGCTCCAGCTTTGAGCAGTGTATCAAAATCAAGTATTCCTACTTTTCCAGCTTCAATTATTGGAGATGTTCCAGTTCCTGGAAAATATATAGGATAGCTTCCGTGACCTGAAGGGCCAAGCTTTCCAGAAGTATCAAATATTCCTATGTTAGTAAAAGTGCTATCACGAATGTCCCTGAGATCGTCTTGAGTAACCATTGTCCTAAGTTCGCCAGGCGATAGAAACCCTTCTGACTCAAAAAAGTTTTTTGTTCCAAGTTTGGTGACAACTCCTTTCCTAAAATCAGCAGGAGCATTTATTATTTGTTGAACTGACCTTGGATCATCAATTCCATACCAATCAGGTAACCTGTAATTTTTTATGTACGTTTCTTTTTTGCCGTTTGGCAAAAGTCTACTCTTTTGAACATCAAATCCACGATTTCTAATAAAGTTATCTAGCTCTTTTTTTGCAACAGGATTTAATCTTTCAAACGCATGGCTCATGGCAAGTTGTGCCGTATGAGCGCCAAAATCTCCACCACTTGGAGACATCATATGCGTGGCAAATAATGGCGTTACTCCATATTCTTTTTCTACAGCACGCGCAACATCTAAATGTCTTTTTGCAATTGCCTGTTGGTTTGCAAATAATTTTCCTTTTTCTTTAAACATCCAGTCTGTGCCGCCTTCAATATTGACGGGCCTAGATAGCGGAATGTCATTTACGCTATCAATGATGGCATCAGTTTTTGATCTATCAACGATAGATGAAATTACTGGAACTGTTTTGTTTTTCTGAACGTATTCTTCAATGCTTCTCGCTTCAGGAACCACAACGCCAGATGGCCTCTCAGTCCACTTTAGCCTATCGACTGCTTCTTTGCCTTTTTTTACGTTATTCCAAGTTCTTGGATCAAGCGCACTATCCAAAAACTTTAATATTCCTAATGGACTTGCCACTACACAATACCTTTCAAGTTACGTCTAATCGGTTCGCCCCAGCTTGTCTGCATCGGCCTATGGCCGACGGCTAAGTATCTCATTGCGTCAGCGCCGTGCGAAGTCCAATCGTGCCTCGGTCTACCTCGCCACGTTCTGCCTTTCTCATCGAAGTCTCGCTGATATTGTCTCAACGCCTCAATCCCTCGATTACACTTCTTCTCATCAAACCAGCACCGATCCAACATGGATCGTACCGCCTGAATGCCATCGTCAACTCGTAGGTTCGGTGCTATTTCGACAGGTCTAATTCCAAGATTGTCTAGCGTCTCAAGCCTGGATTTGCCCGTGCCTAGTTCCTTGACTTGCACATCATGAGGCAATATGTGAGATTCGTAAACATAATTCTTGTCTTGCAATACGTTAGCGTAATGATCGAGGCCAACTCCAGAGTTCTCGTAGTAGTCGATCAGCCTAACTTCAGCGCCGACATACTGCGCAAACCATATCGAAGTAGAGTCACCAACGCCCAAGTCCCACGCAGTGACAACGCCAATCGATCTATCGTATGGCACGTTCGTGATTCTGTTTTCTTCGGTCGCGCGCTTCATCTCGGTTCCGTAGTACGCGCCCATGATCGCAGCCTCGAAGCTACACTCAAATTCTTGCTCGTACCGATCCTCGCCCATGATCTTGAGCGCGTCCTCTAACTCAGCCTCCGGCAATATCTTGGTCTCGCTTGCTTTGTGCATTGCGGTATACCAATCGCTATCGCCCTTGGCTTTGTCGAATATTTCCCAGAACTCATTCTTGCCTTTCGGCGTGCCAATGAACGTTGCACGAGTTGGAGAGTCTGGCGTGCTACGATCAGCAAGCGTCGGCCTGATGATCGTCGGCCACACATTCGCCGGAAAGTCGGCTGGCTCATCCATCACTACCGAGTCGAGATAGATACCTCGCATCGACTCGGCAGACTCAGCGCCGAACAGTCGAAGCCTCGCGCCGTTCGGGAAGTCGATACGAAGCTCGGACTCGTTCACTTTGATGCCTGGAATGTGCTGAGTGTAATGCTTCGCATAATCCCAACAAATCTGCTTTGCCATGCGAAATGTTGGCGCAACGTAACCGACGCGCACATTTTCGCGCGGGGTCACTAACGCATCTCGTATCAGGTCATTTATCGCGGCGACTGTCTTTCCGCATCTTCGATGGGCCACCAGGCAAGCGAATCTTTGCTTGCGCCGGTGGAACGGCATCATTACATCTCTTGCTTCATAAGGAATATCTATCTCAGGCATGCCACCTCAAAAAGTCCGCGAGCATCGCGAATACAGTTAACACCAGACAAGTTACCATCACGAACAGAAACTTATCGAAATTAGACATTCTCGCCTTTCCACTTGATGATCAACGGCCCACCAGACTCGCCAGTATGTTCAAGCTGTTGCTTCTCGCCGTATCGTTTAGGCAATAGCTTTGATGCGACCCATTTATGCGCGTCAACCTTCAATCGAGCCACGTTATAAGTCTCAGGCGTTGCATCGTAAGCGATCTCCAAAATGTCCTCGGCAGCATATTCTTGTTGCGCATTCTTCGCGCGCGCGTATTTGTCGCGGATCTCGGGATGCCGATACATCCAGCGATAAAACGTAGATTTATCTGGACTCCAAGTCTCATCACTGCAAATTTTATTTAGCGATCTTCCAGCCGCAATTTCTTCGCATATTCTATCCACCAACTCATCGGTATAATCAGTTGGCCTTCCCATTTTCACTTCTTCACTCATCTCTAACTCCAACAAGTTATCCACAGCTTAGATTCTACTCGCAAATCTCGGGGACAAAAAGGACAAAAGACATACTCTAAAGAGTATGTCTTGTCTTGTCCTCCAATTATTTTGTCCTTGCATTTGTCTTTTTTTGTTTGTAAGTCATTGATTTTAAAGAGATCATAAAAGGACAATTTTGTCTTGTCCTCAATTGTCCTTTGTCCTTTTTCGCGTCTAACATATTGATTATAAAGTCTTGTCCTCAACATTAGCACTTTATCGACATTGCGACTCAAGATCCAATATCATTGCAGCGTCAGTTGCCGACCATCCGTTGCCAAACGGAACCACGATTTCACCATCAATTAAGCAACCAATCATCCTTGATGGATCCTTTTGTAATGCTTTTTTTGCGGCTGATTCTGACATACCGATAAATGGCCCAGTTAAGAAATCCATCATTGCATTTCTATCTACAAATGGCCGACCCTTTGAATCTCTCTCACGATGTGACGCGTGCCAAGCTCGCTCAAATCGTTTCCTAAACTCTGCAACCTTTGAGCTTTTCTTATTTTCTCTGATAGGCTCATTAGCTGGATCAAGTACAACGCTCGATACTAATTGATCGTCCTCATCTCGCCAACCATTAATTGTGACCGGCTTGAGATCAAAGAACTTTGACTGTTGCATCTCAGCATCTTTCATCTTGCGTTGCACAATTTCAATTGGTCGATCAGAGTTTCCTGGCTTCACGCTCACTTCAATGTCCAAAGCTCCACGCCAAGCTGATGATCCTCTAGCGCGATGTTGAGCTTCCTCAGATACGCCGGTGTGATGCACTAGAATAACAGTGCAGTCGAACTCTTCCATCAATACAGCGCACGAGTCGAGCATTGTCTTGGCATCTTGCGCTGAGTTCTCATCGCCAAGTAAAAATCGGTGCAATGTGTCTACAACTATAACCTTCGGCTGAACCGGCAAAGCTCGGATGTTCTCAATCACCTTCACGAGTCCTTCGTTCGTGTTGAGATCCGTGCCGCTCTTTGATATCCACATCTGTATACTGTCTACACTATGATGCTGGAGCCATGCGGCGATACGGCCTCGTAAACCGTGGTGGCCCTCACCGGCAAGATAAGCCACTGGCGTTTGTTTGGTTCTGTGTCCGCACCAGTCTCGATTTTCCATATCAACTGCCGCCAAGCGTAAACACCAGTCAAGCATCAAGAATGTCTTACCAGATCCCGATGGGCCGTGAACCATCATCAGACTATTGTTCTGCATCCAGCCCTTGATTAGCCACGATATAGGCGCGGGAGAGTTGCGGAAGTCGTTACCATCGAGCAACCAGTCAAACGTTTGCTCAGGCGGCTCTAGGAGGGCTGAGAGATCGTTGCCAGCCAACAGATAGTCATTCGCATCCATGCCATCTACAGGGGGGATGATGACGGTCGCACCAAACTTAGCCGATGCTTGGTCGGCATAGTTTTTACCAACGCCGTTCGCGTCGTTATCGGCGACAATGATGATGCGCTTTGACGGGCCGTAACGATCCCTCAGCAGGCCAGTTACGGTAGGAATATTTGATGCAGAGTACGCCACATAACAGGCCTTCTCGGTGACCTGAGATATTGTTGCAGCCGTTGCAAAACCTTCCGCAATGTAGATATGCGAATCTTCATTATCACCAATGCGCCAGTACGATCCGCCAGTCTTACCGCCAGTGTGATAGAGCTTGCCACCGGACGCGTCAATATACTGGACGGTCGTCATCTCGCCATCGGCATTGAATAACGGCACGATAAGCCTACCGTCGCCGGTGACTCTAGCGCCATTTGGATCAATTCTTTTCTTAACTAGATACGGATGATCTGCGTTAGCTTCTGCGGATTCAGACCATATCTTGTCCACAACGTCAGCCACGTTCTCACGCATCTTTTTCTCCGCCGCTTCACGAACTTTGCGAGCCTCATCCATGTGACGCGCAAACTCCATTTCTTCACGGGCTGTTAGCTTACGCCCAATGTCGGCTACAAAGTTATGCTCAACTCCCCAACGCCAATCGCCAAAGCGCCCAGCAGGAATGCCGTCGCCATAACCAACGTACCAACCGCTTTTATCACCAAAGCCAGACCTTCCCTTAGAGCCAGAATTAAAACGATGAATCTTGCCATCAAGTATCACCTCGCTAGGCGGTTCAAGTCCTGCGTCAATTATAGCCTGACGAAACTGTATTTCGGGCGGATCAGTCCTCTTTGAGTCTTTCCATAAGTCTCGTATATCAGCCATTTGTCCACCCAGGAATCGTCGTGTTGAAGTAATCCTGCAACTTCTCAACCGTACTCAAATTCGGATCTGGATGTTTTATTTTGACTAAGTTTCGTAACGTCGAGTAACTGATGCCAGTACGACGGCTCACTTCCCGCAAGTTTCTGTCGGATAGTAAGCGCTTGATTTCATTAATGTTCATAATTTTCTCCTGTAAACGTTTTTTTTTACATGTTAGTGTAAAAAAAGGCTACTTTCAAGCGGGAGTCTAAAAATGAAGGAAATAATTGCTTTCCTGGCGATCTTCAATCTGCACTATCCGCCGGAGACCGTAATCACTTCGAGCAACGCCACATTCTTTCTTGCTGGCGATATCCCTGTAATTTACGTCAGATGGGACATGAATAAGCCCCACATAATCTTGCACGAGGCATGTCACGCGGCGCAATGGGCCAAATTTGAAGGCCCAGCACGGGATCATCGGGAGTGGATATGGCGCGAGCGGCAATGCATGGCCATCGAAAATGCTTGGCTGGAACAATAAATAACACTTTTTTTTACTTTTTTATGTAAAAAGTGTTGACCTGTATGCTGGTTACTGTATGATCTAGGTCATGGGCAAACGGAATTGGCCGACAGCCCAAAACTAAGGAGAAGAAAATGGAAAAATTCAACTTACACGAAGTCCTAGAATACTTTGAAGAGTTTGACAACGGCGGTGGATGTACCGCAGAAGTAGCGCAAATATTTAGGAATGATGTCTCATACGACGTGATCGTTACCAACCTAAGTGGAACCGATTCACCAACAAACGAAGAAGGCATGATAATCGGCATATACAAAGAGTTAGCGTTTTACAACGGAGAAAGCGCAGAAGAGTTTTTTGAGTACGCTCCAGAGAATATGAAAGAGGGCGTAGCAAAATTAGCCGAACTCGTAAATTGCAAATAAGGAGAAGAAAATGAAAAAGTTTTGCAACCAGCACCTCTACACCGACATTGAGCCTTATGAAGTTATCAGAGTGATCTCTGAGAAAACAATTGAGATCCGAGAGATGAAAGCAGTTGAAACAAATTGGGGCAGGGAGTTTATTGCTGGAGGATTCTTCGGACACGTCCCAAATCAACATAAGCAAAAGTGGCTCATTACATCGGACGAAACAAAACCAATTATCCGCGCTCGTCTCAACAAACCAAAGGGCTACAAGCACGGGTTCTGGAAAAGCAAACATGGTCGGCACTACCTAGCCGATGAGCCAATTAAATTTTACGACTACAACTTTTAACCAAAGGGGCTTCGGCCCCTACTTTAATGAAAAAGTTTGACACAAAAGTACCAAATCCTGTATATTTCTAATAACGCGGACAAACTGATAATCAGACAGTCCCAAAACAAGGAGAATCAAATGAAAACAGAAAATCTCAACCTTGCCTCAGTCGACGTACTCGGTGACTTACTTGCCAAGATCGCAGACTTACAGTCCAAAGCTAACGCGATCAAGGATTCCATCAAATGTACCGCTAACGCCGGTGGCCCCAAAGTTGTTGAGGGCGCACTGTTCCGAGCTACCTACGTCGAAGCTAACCGATCAGTCATCGACTACAAAGCGCTGTGTGCAGATATGGGCGTACCTAGCGATGTGCTTGATAAGTACAC